ACTATACCTTGTGCCTTATCAGGTTGGTTAGACCATCATTTAAGACCCGTAACCATCTAGTCTCTGAACCTTCTCCATACTCTTTACCATAACGAGTTTAGGAGCTTGGCTGCTGATTACCCTGTGATGTAGGTTATTACCATTGGGGACGGTCATTACCCGTGTTCTTCATTCGTGTTTCCAAGAATGAATGGTACTACATCATTTGAGGGGCTTCCAGCAATTTGGTCACGTTGCCCACTATAATTTTCTTTTAATTTTAATATAAAATCAAATGCCATTTTTTTACTTTCTTCTAATGGAATACACGAACCGCCGAAATCGGCCTTTTTTCTTTTTATAAAAACATACCAACCATATTGTACATTAAATCGATTAAGCGGTCTCACATATTGTTCAATGTCATCATCAATATCCAATACTACATCTTTAAAGCGTTCGAATTTTTTATCTTTAAAATAATTTATTACACCAGCGGATACTCTTTTCCTACTTTCTTCGGTATGTTTTGCGGACTTACCTCCAGTATTCAAATTGTATCCATTTGGAAATAATGAATTATTCCGAATAATTTCTTCGCTTTCAATTACATCGGCATTTTTTATGCTACAATTTTTAAGTAGCTCTACTTTAAAATTTTCTTTGCCGTGTTTACGTATTGAACTATTTAAATAATGACATTGATTCTTTTTATTTGAAAAGGCTTCGCTAATATGAGAACGAAATCTACATTCCATACCGTATGGGCGAAACCTTTTATTGTTTAAAATATGTGAGACCGCTTGACCAATGTATATTTTATTATTTATTAGGTTGGTAATTTTATAAATTTCACAATATCTTAAACTTTCGTCGTCAATAGTTGTGTTTTTTAAGTCCGTTCTGTATTCCATTATTATATAATGAGCATTTAATTTTATATTATAAATTAAAGACAATTATATTGGACTATACGGTTATATTTACCCAACATCCTGTGCGAAAATGTTGAATAAGTAGACATTACACTGTTTTCCCAACCAAGTTTTGTCTACAACTTGATTGGCAGCCGCATGTTGGAGACAAGACGTTTATCTCCATCAAAGTCAGCATTGTACGGTTTGGTGTCGGCGACATTCATTCGAAACGTATCGCCCACACGCATCACTTTGACAATATGTCCCAACATACTCATTCGGTGTAAACTGGGCTGTCGGTTGAACAACACACAGTCTCCGTCCATCATGTGACGATGAACCACGTCGCCATTTTCCAGTCGAATACTTGCGCGATCCACATATCTCAGGGAAATATGTTCGCCGTTGCGCTTTTCCAAAATTTTCGCGCCGGGATACACATCTGGCCCATTTTGGACCAACGTACGCAAATAGTCGCGGTTCATGTCATTCACCGTCATGGGTTTGGTAATATTCATGGCAATCTTCATGGGTACTCCCAATTGCCGAATCGACAAATTGGGATCACCCGTAATGACCGACCGGGCGCTAAAATCCACACGCTTACCCATGAGATTGCCACGAATACGTCCCGATTTGTGGTTCAATCGACTCATGATACATTGATACGGACGGCCCGATCGTTGGGCCAATGGTGCCGCACCCTTGGTCTTGTTATTCACAATCATTGCCACCAAGTATTGGAGTAAACGCGTCAACCCATCGATGACATTGGCCGACGCATTGTTATCAATCTTGTCCTGGAGATCACGGTTCGTACGAATGATATTGCTGTAGATGTGGGTCAAATCATCCTCACTGCGTTGTTGCGCATCGTGTTTCACCGATGGACGAACTGCGGGGGGCGGAACGGGCAACACCTGGCAAATCATCCAGTCGGGACGCGACCACACAGGACTAAATCCCATAAAATGAACGTCGTCGTCGCTGATTCGTTTAAAACTCTTCAGGATCATTTCCGGCGTCAATTTCACACTGATCTTTTCGTCCTTCTCGATGCTGCTTTCCCAAATTGCGTACAAGGACGCCATCTCCTCCAGCTTAATCTTGGAAGGCTGTTTACAACCGCAACCATCGTCGGTTTGCTCACCGCAACGCTTCACATTCGCCGCCAGTTTGGAAACATACTTCCATCTCTTTTCTGCCGGCCAATCCAAAATATGAACGTGTTGGGCCTTATTAATGAGCAATTTACTACATTTGTAACACACACACCGCGAAATCTTCATGATTTCTTTCAAATGTTGGATGAAGAAAACGGGACGGGCCATCTCAATGTGACCAAAATATCCCGGCGTATCTATGTAGGTATATCCGTCGGTGGGACAAATTGTCCCGGGCTCCAACACACCCATACGAGGATCAAATAAACCACCAATTACGGGTTTGTTGTTAATATATGTATCACGCGATGTAACCTCCACTACCGAATTTTTGCGGATCTCATCGGGTGATAATATACTAAACTGTATCCCAATAATTTTTGATGGTGGTTTTGACTTCACCAGGGTGGATTTCTTTGAGGATGACATGACTAGTATATACTGTATTTTATATTATTTATGTGGTTTAATTTAAGTTTCAATTTTTGTCCGCGAGATATTGGCTCTCTTCAAAAATTGATTACGTAAATTGAAATAAAGATATCCACAACAAACTTATCATCGAATTTCATTGAAACATGGCAATCATCAAGATGGATAAAATGAAACATCGTTCAACCACGTCTAAGAAACAGACGGAAGAAAAAAAACAGGTCGTTCATTCGGATGACGATTCTGAGTATGAAACTTTATCTGAATATGAGGATGACGATGAAGATGATGAGGATGATGAAGAGGACGACGACGACGACGAATCATATGTTGAAGAGGACGACGACGAAGACGAAGACGACGATGACGATGATGATGAATTCGACGATTTCATTGTGGACGACGATGAAGAGGATGATGGACACTTGAGACCAGAAGTGATTCGCCGGGCGGTTGCTAATATCTTTCCTTCCAAATACATGGACAAGCGAGTACGCGCCGATCGCAAAGTGGAAGAACTCAAGGATTCCAAGTATTCTAAGAAAGACAAAAAAGATAAGCGGCCTACCGCCATTGATATCGACGACGACGACGACGACGATATTGACGACGAAACGCCCCCAAAGAAATTACGTAAAGGGCAAAAATCAACAAACCGGTACAACACCCGCTCGGGTAATAACAAGAAAACATCGTCATCCAAACCGCAAATCTCACCTCGTAACAAAAAGCCCGTAACAAAGAAAACGAAAAAACACGCGGAAATGTCTTCGGAAGATGAGGACGACAGTGATTACAATGCCGAGGATGCCGACGAATCCCCCGACGATGCCAACCCCAACATCAACATCATCTTTGGTTTTGGTCCGGGTGGTCAAGCCGCCGACGAGGAGGAAATGGAAGACGAACATGCTCTACTCGACGAAGAAGAATGCGACAGTGACGACGAAAAGATGTTTATGAAGGAAACTTACCAGTCCATTGAACTGCCGGTTCAATTTACCGAAGATACTAAGAAAAAGAACAAGCGGTCGGCCCAACATAAAGCTTCGCGGTCTTTTCGTACCAAACCGGAAGAAAAGGAAACGGTGGATTCGGTCACTAAATCAAAATTCGACACGGAATACACCGAACTCATCGAAATGAAAAAGTACTTGGCGGAAAAAATGAAGAAAAACCCCCAGAGTAAAATGTGGTTGAAATCTCTGAAGGAGTGCAATCAATCCATCAAAAAACTCATCAAGAAGGAGCGCGGTAAGAATACCAAAGAATATCACAAGATGATTCACGGTCAGAATCGCAACTTTACCAGTGAGATTGACTATTTCAAGAAGAAACTTTCCAATCAAGAACAGCTTCGGGTCATGAAAGACTTGAAGGAAATCAACCAACATCTACAGATTGACAAACCCTACCGTCTCTCGCTCCTAGAAGCCAAGATCCCCGCAAAATACAAGGCGACGGTATTACAGAAACTCAATATTTTGCGAACGATGGAACCGGGTGATCCCGAATACTACAAGATGAGGAATTGGATCGACACGTTTATGCGTATCCCCATCGGTATTTACAAGTCGTTGAGTGTGAACATTACCGACGGTAAAGAACGGTGCCAAGATTTTATGGAGAATGCCATTCGTACCCTCGACAACTGTGTGTACGGACTGAATGACGCCAAGATGCAGATTGTTCAAATGGTGGGGCAGTGGATGACCAACCCCGCGTCCATGGGAACGGCGATTGCCATTCATGGTCCTCCCGGTACCGGCAAAACTAGTCTCACCAAAGACGGTATCAGTAAGATTCTGGGACGCGAATTTGCGTTTATCGCCCTCGGGGGGGCGGGTGATTCTAGCTTCTTGGAAGGTCATTCCTACACCTACGAAGGCAGCAGTTGGGGAAAGATTATTCAAATCCTCATCGACAGTAAGTGTATGAACCCAGTCATTTATTTTGACGAGTTGGACAAGTTGAGCGATTCTCCTCGTGGAGTCGAGATTGCCAGCATTTTGACTCACTTGACCGATACCTCGCAAAACTCGGAGTTTCACGACAAGTATTTTTCCGAAATGTCGTTTGATCTCAGCAAGTGTCTCTTCATTTTCAGCTACAACGACGAGTCCAAGGTGAATCCTATTCTCAAGGATCGCATGTACCGCATTCAAACCAAGGGATACAATACCAAGGAAAAGATCACCATTGCGAAGAACTACATGCTCCCCAAGATTCGCGAGCAAGTCAACTTCGAGGATGGCATGATTATTATTCCCGACGATACCCTGGAATATATTATTACTAAACCGTCGTTCACCAAGCAGGAGGACGGTGTACGTAATCTCAAGCGGTGTCTCGAAATCATTCACACCAAGCTTAACCTGTTCCGCCTGATCAAACCCGACAATGAAATGTTTGCCAACGAAATCAAGTTGAAGGTCGAATTCCCGTTCACCGTTACGCGTAAAGATGCGGACCTATTGATCAAGGAAGATGAACCTTACAACCAAAGCATGTTGGCAATGTATGTGTAAATCAAAAACACTTAAACATATTTTGACTGTAATGGTAACCAAGTATATTTTTTATTGTTCATACACCTTATGACCGAAGAGAACGAACCGGGGGAAATTACAGAAATGGATCACAATACCAGCGAGGTGTCTGCTATGATTCGCGCCATGACGTCATTGGAGAACGTATCGGAAATAGATCAATCAAGTGAATACAAACATGTGGTTCAGTTGATTCGTGGTTTTTTAGACAAGAATTGTCAGCATACATACATTATCGATTACATCGATTTGGGCTTGGAAAAAACCATACCTATATTTTTTTGTCAATATTGCTACAAATTGCTCGAGTCGGATGATCTTTGAACCCTCCACCCCCTTTATTTACCAATCTGGGCGTCGCCGCATTGGGAATTGCCACCACGAGTACGTAACATCTTCATCTGAGTATCATTTAAACACAACCCCCCTTGGGAATTCGTGAGATTGGACGACGTACGATCGCAATCTAAACTGCCCTTTGTACCACTAAATATATCGATTTTTCCATCCTTCCCGTAGTCTGAATACCCCATGGACGTAAATCCCTCCGTATTGTCCATGGGCATGTTCATGTAGGAGATAGGTGTGGCACTAGGTGTGGCGCTAGGGGTTAACATCGCCATGAAATTGTTCGACACATCACGCGCATTGGTCATCGCCTCAAAGGGAAATTGCTTCGAAAATATGGTTTGTTCAGAATAGGGCTGAAACTTGACGCAACATGACGACATCGAAATAAAAATCAGAAACACCAGAATGAAAACTAAGAACACATACGTTAAATTCATCGTCGTCATTTTCATTTGTTATGAATATTTATATAGATATTCATAAGATTTTTTTGATCTTGACCTGTAAAAGTTAGTAATATCCTGCACGTCTGAAAGTGTCCACCGCGGTGTTCGTCGCTTTGGTAACTGTGGGTATTTTTACAGTCAACTCGGCGGGGATCTGAGTCTTGTTAAAATTTGTATAAAACGCGTGAATCATATCTACATTGTTCACTAAAGTATTCCTTACCATCGTATATATTTTGGCCAAGGGTGTCATCAATGATTTATACGGGGTGGCGCCCAGTTTTCCGATTTGCGTACTTATGTTATTTAACATATTGACCAAACCATTAACATAATTTTGTATTTGGATTTGGTAACCTTGATATACCTTTTCCATCGCCACAATATTTGCGGATTGAAGTGTATTCAAATTAGTGACAATCGTTTTCATATTATCCAATAAGCCACTTAGTGAATTATACGTAGTATCGTCCGTGGAGACGGGATTTATTAACGTCAAAATCTTACCCGCATTATTCCGTTTTATGTTGTTGAATGTTGCTAAATCCGCATTGTAATTTTTAACAAAATTAGAAGAAATGTCAATATATGAATTGGCGAAGCGGTTCAACACATCGGAAAGTGAATAAAATGGTGCTTTGGTTATATCTAAATGCTGTACATTTAAGTCCGGGTATAATTTGTTGTATGTATTTCCGACGGTTGATACCGAAAATATTACAAATCCTAGAATAATGATTATACATAAATACATACTTGTAGAATTTCGCGAAGCATACGATACTTCTACGGGTTTCAGTATTACACTCGATGATGGTACTTCCATAATAAACTATATTATATATATTTTTTTCATTTGTACTGGTAATACGGTTTTTACTGCGTCAGGCTTGCCATGGCACTTGTGGCTTTTTGCTGTTCATAGACATCCTTTCCAATACTATTATACTGTTTGATTAAATCTGTTAATTGACTATTTTGTAAAGTATTGGTAGATTCCAGTACCCCATTATTCATGTACGAATTCAAAACAATCGATCCGATTACTTTCGACAAACTGGTCTGGATAGTGTCAATCGTTGATAACAATTGGTTGTAATTGTCGCTGAATCCTTTACTAGCCGATCCACTGCCCGCACTCGGCGCCTTACTTACTATGTTATTCAAACTTAAAATGTCATCATCCAATTTTTTGACTTTATCATTTAAATCGCTTTTATTGGCGGCATCTACCATCGCATCTGACGCGCACTTATTGAATGTGGCCTGTGAATCCTGGCCAAACAAGGGGGCTAAGAAAAAATTGGAATTTTTACACTTTTCTCCTCCCCAGTTGATATTAATGTAGACCACTTTGTAAATAAGAAATAAAAATACCACAATTATTATCGCAACAAGTCCGATACTTGCTACGGTAGGTTTTGCTTGGATGTAATAATAATTTTTAACTTGAGGTACCACGGGGGTCGGAACAGCAATCGGTTGTTCCATGTTATTTCGGTATTTTAATGTAGACTATATTATAGTAAAACAACATAAAATATTACTCTACTAATCTGTCATATCACTCTAAACCATGGACAAGTTTTCAATCAATTCGGAGGAACGTTTGAATTTGAAACACATGATCAATGAAACAGAATGCGAAGATAATACGGAAAACATTCGTAAACTCAAACACAGTTCTAAAATAAAGGCGGATATCGTCAAGCTTCAAAAAATGAAGACCGACCCCGAATTCAATAATCTAAAATTAACCAACCCGGAGGGGTTTTTGAACCAGTGCCGTAACGAGTGCTCATTCTTGTTTTCAAACTACATGGATATCTTCAATAAAATTTGTAAAGACGAATTGAATATGGAAATCATGTGGAATGTATTGGAAGTGCTTCGTGCCATTGAAGAGGGGGATGTGGACCAACACGAAGGTTCCGTCGTTTTCGGTAAACTATTGAAGAAACTTTACATTGATTCCGCGGTGCGACGCGGTAACACTCTGGAACAAATACACCCGGAAGAAACGCCGGTCTACGTTGAAGGCAAAGCCATTTCGTGGAAAGATTACAAAAAATCTCTGTAATTTGCGTAGGGGTATGGAGAAAATTGAAACATAATAATTCGATCGATAATGAAGTGTTATTCAGTATCAATCATGGCTAGTTTTTCCTCTCATCATGTTTTGTCTAAAATGCCAACAGACACTCCATTTGCGATCCTTAAAGTGGCATTTGATCCAGCTTTTGTAGACGCGTCTCTGATGGATCTCTACCAAAAACATATCAATGCCCACAACGCCGAAATGATCAATAACCCTTTCCCTAATTCGGGGTTTGATCTCTTTGTCTGGAAGAATGTGGAATTTCAAAATTACCACAAGACGGTTTTCGTTGACCACGGACTGAAAACTGAGATGAATTATTACAATCCGGTCCTTAAAAAGTTTGAGCCAGCCGCTTATCATCTGGTACCGCGTTCCAGTATGTCTAAGACCCCGTTAATGATGGCTAACCACATGGGAATCATTGATTCTGGTTATCGGGGTAACCTGTTGGCGCCGGTTCGGTTTTTACCCGGATACGATCCTCCGCCTTTTGTGTTGAAATCCGAAACACGGTTGTTTCAAATTTGTCATCCGAGTCTTTGTCGTATTTATGTCATGGTGGTAGACACGGAAGATTTGACAAACAGTACCCGTGGGGTGGGAGGTTTTGGGTCGACAGGAGTGTGAAAGCTTCTATTTTCGGTTACAATACGAATAAATCGTCAAAATATTCCACTCGTCTTCGGAAAATTTTTGAAAAAAAATGAAATTATCGAACTTTAAGGAGAAGTAGTATTTTCCGCAACTAAAACACTGTAGGTATGTTCCGTAATCTGTAAATTTAATATCACACACCACTCCCCCAAACGACAACTTGGGATTATATTCTTCGTCGTTGTTGACGTTTTTTTTAATCCAGCGTGCATACCGTCCTTTCTGAATATCACATATTCGGGTAATATGACGGTATTTTTCCAATTTGTTAGAGAAGGTTTGGTACTCTTCGGGTGACAATTCTAAATCCTCGAGTATCTCCTGTTTTTCTTGGTTGATTTGGATGATATCCAAATTATCCAAGTACTGAATGTTGTCGGCTGACGATAACAAAGCATCAATGTCTAAATTCGGAACACTTTCCAGCTCTTTTCTCACCATTTCAAACACGTGGTTCATGTCCTGAGAACCGACACTGTTCATTTTTTCTCACCCCTATATTTATCACTGCTTATACACTGTAAATATATTTATGTAGATTTGTCTTATGTTACTCTCCGAGTGAGGGGTGGGGGGACAGAGGGGGTTACCATAAAACAATTACAGTCTGGGTGGTTGTCTCAAACGTGAATTTTTGTTACTATTTATCGTAACATTATATTATTTCCAATTGTTATAACAATTGGAATTAAATAATTCCAATTATGCGATTTTAATTCCAATTGTTAAGTCCCCGAAGGGTCCCCGGAAAAGTTTCAAAAAGTTTTCGGAGGTTTTTCTGAAAATTTTTCAAGGAGGACAAAAAAGTTGGCGGACTTTTGTTTTTCACTTTTTGGAAGAACCCCCCTATTTCCAATTGTTATAACAATTGGAATTAAAATCGCATAATTGGAATTATTTAATTCCAATTGTTAAGTCCCCCGGACCCCCCGGGAAAAGTTCCAAAAAGTTTTCAGAGGTTTTTCTAAAAATTTTTTCAAGGAGGACAAAAAAGTTGGGGGACTTTTGTTTTTCATTTTTTGGGGGGAGGGGGTATTTCCAATTGTTATAACAATTGGAATTAAAATCGCATAATTGGAATTAAATAATTCCAATTGTTAAGTCCCCCGGACCCCCCGGGAAAAGTTCCAAAAAGTTTTCAGAGGTTTTTCTAAAAATTTTTTCAAGGAGGACAAAAAAGTTGGGGGGACTTTTGTTTTTCTCTTTTTGGGGGGAGGGGGTATTTCCAATTGTTATAACAATTGGAATTAATTAATTCCAATTATGCGATTTTATTTCCAATTGTTAAGTCCCCGAAGGGTCCCGGGAAAAGTTTCAAAAAGTTTTCTGAGGTTTTTCCCAAAATTTTTCAAGGAGGACAAAAAGTTGGCGGACTTTTATTTTTCACTTTTTGGGAGAACCCCCTATTTCCAATTGTTATAACAATTGGAATTAAAATCGCATAATTGGAATTAAATAATTCCAATTGTTAAATGAATTTAGGAGTATATGTATATATACCGTATAAAACAGCCAACCCCACAAATGGTGTTAAGAACCTGTGAATGCTGCCTGTTTTCCACAAATTATAAACACGTATATGATAAACACATGAAGTCCAAACGGCATTATGACATACAAAACGATGTGGGAAAACCCGTGAAAATTTTTTCGTGTAAAAACTGTAATAAAAAATACAAAACCCAGTCTGGTTTATGGAAACATGCCAATGTATGTATTGCGGTTGCCAGTCCAGTTGACGATACCGTTACCACCTTGGTGGTCGGAACAGTCGACCCTCCAATAAAACTGGAAGAGCCCACTACCATTGAACTGTTACATAAACAGTTGAGCGATATTCAAAGCCAAATTACGAATTTACAACCCTCTACTACCACCAACAACACCAATAATACCACCAATAACAATCATATTCACATTTATTTGAACACACACTGTAACAATGCCATGTCAATTGATCAGTTTGTAGATTCCATGAAATTCGTGAAGGACGACTTCAACGAAATTGACAATAACCGGTTTTATTACAAGGGTGCTACCAATATTCTCAAAAAATACTTTGAGCAACTGAAGCCCGAGGACCGCCCCATGCACTGTGCCTTCCCAATCGTTAATAAGCCCGCATCCTTCTTTGTACGTGATGAAAACGAATGGAAAGAAGAATGTCAAAGCATGATTCATTATCAAATAAAGTATATTGAAGAATTTGATAATAAAGAAGACCAGCTCGTGATTGCCCGGTTTTTTGACCGTTTCAACGAGAAATTATACGATACATATAAAGAGTTTTCCCGCTCGGATAAACAGATGGAGCGTCGTATCAACGATAAAATGATGGGAGGAGGATCGAAAGACAAGATTGACATGTTGGACGAACTGGTGGATTCCAAAACTCTGGTGTTGCGTCCTTCCGGTTAAAGCACCAAAGCGTGAGCGGGAGAAGGCGCCGTCGTAGACATATTACCCATCCCGGGGGACTGAACCAAGTAACGATGAGATGCCATGTTGTGAATAACATTGGGGAGATCCGTGTCTTTTTTGATGTAAGTTTCCACGTAGTCTAGAATGCCCACATTGGTCAATAGAATGACCCCCGAGATAAATATGAGGTATTGGTCGAATTCGTGTAACACCGCTTTGCGTAAAGGGTTGAAACGCAGAATTAAAAAAACGCAGATGAAAATATCGAGGTATTTTTTGGCAGTTTCCATGTAGATCGGATTCACGTAATAAATACCTAAAAACAGTAAAATATTCGACACCCAAAATATAATACTCATGGTGTAGTAAAACGGTTTTTTGGAACGGTCCAAAATAGTATCAGATATTGAGAAAAAGGAATCTAACCATTTCGTTACTGACATATAGGTAATGTTATATATATATATAACTATAGATTTTAACCCATCGGGTGGACCATGTCTGCTCGCGGAGAAGACACATCCGATGAACTGGTTATTATACGCGACATGTATTTGGTGAAAAAATATTTGGGCAAAGGTAAATTCGGGGTAGTACTTTTGGCTATAAACCTAACCAACCAGCAGTATGTGGCGATCAAAACCGAAAAATCCGGCACCGAAAATTCTTCCATTAAACACGAGGTGCGTATGATGAATTACCTGTTTCGTAACCGTTTTAATCTGTTACCAAAGATTCATTGGTATGGAGTAGAAAATGGGT